ATAGACATCAGCTTCAAGTTGGGAAATGTGATAGATGTTGCCTTCGTTATCTAAGTGAAGACCTGGGATCTGTTTAAGATCCTTATCGCCAGACCAGATAACTGTTTTGTACTGGTGTCGAGTACCGAGGATGCCAAGAACATCGTCAGCCTCTAGTCGATGCCAGCACTCGGAGGGAAACTGCTGTTCAGCCCAACGTCGTACTGCTCTATACCCCACAGGTTTGCGACGGTCGTAACGAGTACGGTGTGCTTTATAGGTGGGTGCAACGTCCTTACGGAAGTTTTCATTAGCAGTCCAACAAAGCGTGAATCGATCAGCTTGTGCTTGGTTGCGTTTGGTTTCAAGTAGCTCATTGAAAATGAACTGAGCTTCTTTGACAGGAAGGTGAGTTGTGATGATGTCGGTTGACCATTCAATCTCAACTTCAGCGGAAACGACTGCTTGGAACAGCAGCATATCTGCGTCAAGCAGCAGCCAAGTCATCAGTACCTCCTTGATGGGTTCCCAGCTTATTGACCTTGGCTAGGTAGTCCACTGCTTTGAGGACGCCTTCGATATTGTCACCTAGCTTGCCGATGCCCGTGTTGCAGTTGTTACACAGCCAACCACGGTGCTCACTGCTGTCGTGACAATGATCCCAATGAAGCTTTTCACTGGTCTTACCGCAACACTCACACGGCGTACCAAGTGGAGGAGTTTTATGTTTCTTTCGGATTTTTAAGTAATCCCTTTGCATTTTGGCGTTGCAAGACAAACAGTCAGGACGATGCCAAGTACCGTTACGACCGAACTGACTAATATCTTTTGTTTCTTTACAAACCTTGCAGGTCTTAGTGGCACTCTGCCCAGTTGTCTCCGACTTTGTACTCTGAATCGATTGCAATACGGAGTCCAAGTGCATCTCCTGCCAAGCGAGAAGACCCGACTGCAATAAGTCCAAGCTCTTCTGCGCGTTCTCCTGCGACTGCGAATTGCACTTCATCGTGAACGTGAGCTAGGAAGGACCAATCAACGCCGTAGGTAAACCCTGCTGCCGTAAGTTCGTCGTAGCAGGTGTTGTACCAAAGCTTGCTAATGATGGCACCAGCGCTCTGTAAAAGGAAGTTCAAAGCGCTATGTGAGGACCGGATCATTATCCGTCTACCGTCTAGCGCTTTAACAAATCCTTCATCTTCTGCTTTTGCTACTACTCTTTTAGAAAGCGAAGCCAAAGCGGGCATATTACGGAAATACTTCCGCTTCAGCTTTGCCCCATCCTGACCCGTAATCAGACCTAGCTTCTCTGCCCCTGCTCCATACATCAAGGCATAGAAGAACGTCTTTGCCTGGTCTCTGGTGGCGAGTCCTGCGGCCTTTTGATTGGCCGTATGGATGTCGCCGTTCAGCACTTCGTCTGCGAATTTACCGTCATCAAACGGCCATAAGTAATGGGCAAGGCATCGAGCCTCAATCCCACTGAGGTCCACGCCAACCTGTTTGGTGCTTCTTCCTCCCCCGAGGAGGCCAGGTCCAAACAAAGCTCGGCACTCCGGTCCCAGGGCTGACCTGACAGCAGGTACCTGGGCCATATTGGGGTTGACGTGGCTACAGCGAGCAGTGGCGCAGCCAACAGTAATCACACTGCCGTGAATCCTGTTGTCGCTTTCCACCAGTTTCAACCAAGCATTGTTGCCAGTGCTGAGTTGACCCAATCGCTTTTGGAGCGTGAAGTGTGAAACAAAATCTTCAGCTCCAGGAATCTTCGACAGAACTGTTTCATCCACTTTGGGTTTCCCCTCTTTGGTGAACTCCTCTGGCTTCCACTCCAGAAGTGTCTGTAACACCCAAGCAACATGATCCCGAGAGTTCGGGTTGAGGTCCGTAAGACGGCACATTGCTGCACCACCTACATACCCTCTGGTTTTGTTGTCTCGCTTGGGCGTGAAGAGCCCTCCGTCAACGAACGGGAACCGTTGTCTCAATCGTTCGCTGAGAGTATTCAGTTGTTGGTTGATCTCAGCTTCAAGTTCCAAAGCCCCTTGAACATTGAAACCAAAGCCAGATCGTTCCTGCAGGGCAATGAGTTGCGCGAAACGCATCTCTAGGTCAACGGCACAAGGGATGTCGTCAGCCTTCGGTTGCAACCGAGCCCAAAGTTTACGGTTCAGTTCAACGTCACAGATGCAGCGCTCAGCCAGTTCATCAGTTAGCACACTGAAATCCTCAAGACCAGCGTGTCGCTTGGTATAACCCAAACGGAACCCATACGCTTCAAGGCTGTGACGACCGTAGAGCTGTATAGGCATCCCCTCCCACTTTTTCTTAAAGTCCCGGTCAAGAATATCTGGGTAAAGCATCCGGCAAAGGATCAACGTATCGACAACTCTGCCTTTGGGTTTAAACGTTGGATATAGCTGTTGTATTGCTGGTATGTCGTACTGAATGATGTTGTGACCAATCAGTACATCCGCATCTTCAAGAACCTGAAGCCACTCCTTTGAGTCCTTGTACAGAACTGTGTTTGTACCGTCAGATACTGCACAGCAGTGGATCTTAGTAACGTCCCTAATCTTGAGAGCATTCGTCTCCACGTCGAACGTTACCATCGAGAAAGACCTTGAGGTTTCGGCTGTAGCAGAAGTCAAGGAAGTCCTCAAGCTGGTCGTAGTTGAACTGGTTGCAAGCGTCATTGGACTTGAAAAAGGGCTGACAAACGCGCCTAGCTTTTTCAGTGGCAGCAAGGGCTGTCACCTTAAGCTGGTTCATCTCAGAGACGTGAACGTCAAAAGTCGGATTCAAAATGATCATCGAATTGTTGTGGCTTACTACTGCCGGAAAGCTCCAACATTCTGCCTGTAGTTTCGTTGTATTTCACAGTGCCTGAAACACCGCACCAACCTGTAAAACGATTTTTAAGAACTCGGACAATTGTTCCTTCTGAATCGTTCTCAGATTGTTGATTTCGTTCAAGACCAACACAGATGTCACTAAGTTGGCCGATAGCAGCGCTACCACGAAGTTGTGAAAGGGATGTTTGAGCACCGTTTTCGTGACCTTTGTCACCAGTAGGGCGGCGTAAGTGTGACACCAAAAGCATCCCGCAGCCTGTTTCTTCAACAAAGCTTCGGAGTTTTGTCATCGTTTGATCAATCGCCCTGCGTTCGTCTCCTTGGTCCAAACCTGAGACAAGAATCGAGAGGTGATCGAACACAATCCAATTACACCCGCAACCACTAACCAAATGGCGTATGCGGTTAAGCAGAACGGTAGGGTCAAGAGAGCCAAAATGATCGTACAGAAATAGCCGACCCGTTCCGAGAGTGCGATTGAACGCGTCCTTAATTTGTTCATCAGTGAAGTGACCTCGATCAATGTGGACAGGATAATTAAGATCCATACCGACGAAACGCCTAGCAGTACGTCGAATGTTCTCCTCCAAAGCGACATAACCAACTGTTTCGTTTTGTCTCGTAAGCAGGTCATACGCAATCTCTGAAACAAACGTACTCTTCCCAATCCCTGAACCAGCCGTGATAGTAACCAGCTCGCCTTTACGCAGCCCGTGAAGCTTGTCGTTCAGGAACTTGTAGGGGTACTCAGCACTCTCGGTCTTGGGGTCTTCCAGAACCATCTGAAGTAGTTTGCTGCCACTGATGATTCCATCTGGTTCGTACTCAGCAGCAGTCCACACCATCTGCATGATGGCTTTGCTGTCGCCTGCTACTAGTGCCTCGTTGGCATCCTTGTACTTCTCGATCTTGCCAACCTTACCAACGCGAGGCGGAAGTAGTTGGATGGCGTTCTTGACTGCTTTCTGTCCATGATCATCACTGTCAAAACACAGAATGATCTCTTCAAATTTCAGTAGCCAATCGAGATTACTCCTGATTGATTTCTCCGCAGAGTCAGCGCCATTCGGTAGCGAGACGCACGGCCAACTTTTCCTGGTTGCTGCGTAGCTAAGGCAGTCGTACTCACCTTCAAAGATAACCAGCAGCTTGCCACCACTCCACTTCTCCTGCCCGAGAAACGTATGGTCAGGATTGGTTCCATGCTGGACAAAGTTCTTGTTTGGCTTACGAATCTTGTAGCCAGTAAGACGACGTTCCTTGTCGTAGATGGGCCAGAAGTAAGCCTCACTGTCGCCATAGGTACCCTTGAAATATCCAAAGAGCTTGCACGTCTCCTCTGGAATACTCCGACTTGGTATGGCGTGGTAAGAGCCAATAAGCGGTTCGATCTCAGTGTGCGGATCATGAGTGGCAAAGGTGGACATCGTGAAGGAAGTGGAAGAACCGGAAACGTGATAGGTACAACCTGGGGTGAAGCAGTGCTCACCACCGTCGTCATACAAAGCAACGTTGTCGCGTGAGCCACACTTGGGGCAGTTCAATCTGCGAACAACGCGGGACATAAAAAGAGACCTCCAGGGCGGTTCTGTGCCCCAGAGGTCTCGGTGTCCTTTCACTTGTCCGGCAGAATCATAGCATCGCTACGACCAGCTAGACGGGATGATCGGACCCTCACACCAGGGCACATTGTACTTGTCACACCAACGGGCGTAGGTCATACTCCCTGTTTTGGTGAGCTTTTGATGCGGTTTTTGTAGGACCATTCGAATATCAACTGATGGATGCTGCTCTTTAAACAGCTTGATCAGTCTCCTGTCCTCCGCATCGAAGTAACCCTTTACCTCAAGCACTACCCCGTTACTGAGAACGAAGTCAGGGGTGTAGCTACGAGGAATGAGCAAGTCGTACTTGTACTGCTCATACTCCCAGCTAACCCCCGATGCGTTGAGGTGATCAGCTACTTTGCCTTCAAAGCCCGAACGAAACCCGTCTGCTTGGCGTTTGCCGTACTTATGGAATCGTCGGGCCACTTACTCAAAAGTCAGGATCTTCGCCAGACACAGTAGCAAGTTCTTTCAGGTTTGGTTTGGATTGCTTGAACCCAGATTGCTTGCTGAAAGCTTTGGCAATATCAAAATCACCACGGTCTTCACCAGCACCAGTCACAGCCTTGAGTACCTGAATACCCTTGGGGCACAGCCGAAGGCCACCACGAGGTGCCTTACGAGGGATGTACATCGGCTTGATGGCTACGAGAATCTCAGAGCCCTCACGCAGCTTCAAATCAACAGCAAGGGGCTGCAGTTCACTGTCTACCACAGGCAGAGGAAACTCCCCATAGCTGGGCTTAGCAGTCAGTTTGATTACGGCTGAACCGTCTTGAGACATCTCAAACGGTGCGTCATAAAAACTTTTCTTCCCCGTCTGGTCACGATACCAGGCACATGCTGCGTCATACGCCTCAGAGATCTCTTCAACAATCTCTTCTGCGTCTTGCACAAGAACCTTGATACGGAAGTCACACGGTTCATTGTTGTAGGTAGGGATTTCGTAGAAGCTGGGAATCCAGCCAGTCAACGTGCCTTGAATCTGCACAGGACTCAGTGTCTAAAGGACTCACAGAAGGTACCTGCGGTGCATACGCCAAGAGGACAGCAGGGGACAGCTCTTGAAGTGGCCCCTTTAAGTGGCTCTTTAAGGACCCTCTGAGTACCTTTAAGTACCTTCTTAAAGAGGTTCTTAAAGAGGTCTCTAGCCGTCTCCTTAAAAAGGTACTTAGAGATACTTAAAGAGTCTTTCTTAAAGAGGTCTTTTGCCACTACTTAAAGAACCACTTCATGACTCCTCAAGATCCCAGTCAAGTTCCAGTAACTATGACTGAAGAAGAACTAGCTGAGTTCTTGGATGAAATGTTGGAACGTATTGAAGCTACAGAAGATGACCAACACGATCCTTCTATTTGGGAGCAGAAGTGAAATGTCAGAAGCAGTAACTCTTGATGTTGAAGTTGTGATTGATGAATATGAATACGCTCGTGATCAATACAAGAAAGCTGTAGGTGATCAACAGAAAGACTTTTGGGATGGGTATTTAGCTGCTCTTGAGAGTATTTGTGGTGAGGTTGTGATCAATGAGTGAGCTTTCCCCTGCAGCACAGGCAGTACTGGATGCCGCTAATGCTTCCGCAACTAATGCGTGGTCTGATGCCACTCACCAACGCTTTAGGACTGGTGTAGCCGATGCCCTGCGAGCTGCTGCAGATCAACTTGATCATCCAACTTCAGCTCATACCCTCTATGCCTTTGCTGATGAACTGGAGCAGCTCGATGACTGACGACCAAACCAATTACACAAAGCTTCAACACTTGATTGCAGATGCTCTTGATTACCCACCGGGTCACCCCAAAGTTGAGTCAACAATTGAAGCTGTAGCTCAATGGTTTGAATTGCTTTTGGAAAACATGGGAATCCAACCATCCTCTGTACCAGCACTTGTGCGTTGGCAGTATTGGCAATCAAAGATCACTCAAGAACTGGAGAAAGACTGTGACTGACCACTACACCGAAGAAGAACTCAACCAAATGTGTGACAAAGCTGAACTGGATGACCTCACCAACCGCTGTCTCGTGGCGTATTGGGATAACACCAAGTTCAATAACTCTTTGATTGACGCCCCAGAGCGTCTCTACGCCACTTGGACGGTGCTTCTGGGGTGGATGGACCAGGTAGGTACTCAGAGGGCCTTAGAGGTCCTCAGAGAAGCCTCTGGTAAGGTGGATGGTTAACCAAAGGAGTATCAGTCAAAGCCACTATTTGATTCGTCATCTTCGTATAACGATTCCAACTCACCTTCCTCGTTTAAAAACGCACAACGGCTTTCTCTGATCCTTTGGTACTCATTCTCCAAGAGGTCAGCAAATGCACCGACTAACGATTGGCACATCCCTGCTTCTACTACTGACTTATGAAGGACGGATTGTGCCTCTGCAACAGCAACTACTTTCTCTGCGTCATCCATCCATACCAACTCTCGCTCCTCATCTTCCTCAGAATCCAGAAACTCAAGTGCCTGATTGGCTCGATCTTGTAACACCGCCATTCGTGCCATCAGGAGTGGGACATACTGAGCTGCCACTTGCTTAAGTGGTGCGTAAAACTTCTCCTTGGCGTTAGCTGGGACTAGCATTGCCACCGACACAGCGCTAAAAGCAATTTAAAGGAAATTTAGCTGGTGTCCCGTGGCGTACCTCGTGGCGTGATAGTAGTTAAGACCGAACCCAGGCCTGGTCTAGTTGATTCTCATTCTCATTCTCATTTGAGACTGTTGATATTGCGAATCATTCTCAACTAGGCCTACCCTCCCCCTACCTGCTGTTGCGACTCATTTTCAATAACACCTAGATATAAAATAGGGCCCCTGTTTAGGAGCCCTTTTGTTGTAGTTAATTGGCTCTAAGTAGGCCTAGAACAGTGAAGAATACAGGGACAAAGAACAGAAACAAATTAAATAGAAAATTAGATATAGATTCCATAACTTATCAGACATCTTCCACTAATCGGTAGAGTTCACAACCTAGATACGTCATCGCTGCATTCACAAGACCAGTAGCAAAGTCGTCTGGGTCTTCTACTGTTTGACCTTCTAAAAGTTGCAACCTGGAGGTATAGCCGTAAGCGTCGCAAAGTTGATCACACCAAGAGAGGACAGATTCTTCGTTTGAGTTATAGAAATTTATGAGATCTTTTGTGTAGCACATATCTATATTTACAAAGTCTGAAGTTTGATAGTTGCATAGATCTTCTGGGTTGTTGTTGTAATGATCTAGAAACCAACTTACGCAGTCATCGTCAATATCCCAATCGTTCTCTTCTAGAAGATATTTCAAAGAGTCGTAGTCGCACTCCACTAGTTCACGTTTGCAGAGGTTTCTATAAATATTTTTTGCATTATCTGAGAGAGATTGCCAATCAAACGACGGACTGGGTTTAAAGATACTTAATGCCTTACACAATTTTGTGTAACCTTCACTGAACATTCCCGAGTGGTGCTCACTCCAGAACAGGTAATGGGCTGAGGCTATGTCGAAACGATCAAAGGTTGCGGAGGTCATCGGAGAGTTCCTCGGTGTTGGTTTGGTTGTAGTCTTTGTCTGCTAGCTCCTGTTCATACTCCCAGCGAGCTAACTGTTCCTGTTCCCATTGGTGGTAGTAATAGAAGGCGCTGTTCATTGGTTTACTTGTTGAGTTCCGCTGTTGGTTGTTGTGATAGTTGCTAGCTGTTGAACTGCAATAAAAGACAGAGAACCGATAGCAAGACAGGAGAAGAGAAATAGTTTCATATCACCACAGAATGCTCGGCTGAATCTCGAACCCGTCACGATCTACGCAACGGTAGCCAAGGCCTGCAAAAGTCCCTATATCTTGCGGAAGTAAGGTTTTGGATTTAGCAAGACGAACTAACAAGATGGCTGTTTGATCTACTGGGTAGGCTCTTGTTCTGCCGTAACTGGCTTCGAGTTTGAACGTTAGGTCTGTCATTAGGTCAGAGGTGAAGGAAAGGGCCAGGACTGCGCCTGACAGGGCCAAGGTAGAGCCTGATACGAGCAGGTCTAGGGTTTTGTTGTAAAGCGTTACAAACCCTGAGAGGCCTCTAGGAGAGCCAGGAGAGGCCCTGTAGGAGTTCCTAGGTGTCTTGAGTGCTGAGAGGGTATTGAAGGGCTCTCAGAGGCTCCTAGGGCCTAGTTAGATGTGGCCTTGCGCGCGCGTATATATTCCCCCGCTCCCGATCTCACCAGTCTCATCCCTATCTCATACTGAGTCCGCCTTAGGACCCCCCAATAGCCCTGCAATTGCGACGCATTCTCACTAAGGGCGGCCCTAAAGCCCCCCCAGGGGGTAACGGAGGCGGGGCTTAACGCTAACTAGTGCTCAAAAATCTGAAGCAAAACCCTTTTACCCCTTGACAAAAAAAAAAGCAGGCCTCAAAGACCTACTTATTCCTGCTTCTGTT